TACACATGGTACGAATCTCCACGCTTTACGCTACGCAGCAATATCAACAGCGATGGAACAATTGACATCCTGTACTACGGCTATGGCGCACTAGCTGCCAAGGTGCCAAACGGCGCACAATTTAACAACCTCCCATAAATCACTATCGGTAGCGGTCGCTCCCGAACGCTACTGACACGAAAGGAACCGAGATGCCAGCAATAGTTACAGCCTCGCAGCTGAGAGCGATTCTTGGTGTCTCGGTTTCTTTGTATTCCGATGCACAGCTTGATTCATACATTGATTCAGCTGAGCAAACGATTTTGCCTTTACTTACGCAATACCAATCATCGGTGACTTTTGCCAATGTGAGTGATTCCGTCATTTATTTCACCACAATGCGGCCAAATTACTTTGTGCCGGGTCAATCTGTTGTTGTTACCGGGGCCGGAATTTACAACGCGACCTACACAGTCACCGATGATCGGATTGAGCCTTACACTTTCACAGCTGCAACAGCCGCAGCTGATCGAACATACCCATTGCCGTTTATTCCAGCGGCAACAGCGACATTGAGTGGAGCATCGGCAGCACAGCTGTACGCATCGACACCACCAATTGAAAATGCAATTTTGGTTGTAGCGGTTGAAATTTTCCAGAGCATCACAGCTCCCGGCAACCAGATCATGTCAGACAATTTTCAGCCAAGCCCATTTGTTCTAGGCCGCAGCCTTTCCAATAGAGTCATTGGGCTTTTAGGCCCGTTTCTTGATGTCGAAACGATGTGCCAATGAGCATTGAATCAGCCATCCGCACACCATTGAAAACAGCACTTTCGGGCATTGCTGCAAATGTGTACAACGGAATTCCAGAGACAATGACCAGCCCATCAATTTGCTTGATTCCGGATGCACCTTATTTGGAAAGCGTTTTGATCGGCAAAAACACAACAAAGGTCAAGGTCAATCTGACTGTGACTGGTGTTGTGGGTTATGCCAACAATGCCGCAGCTTTAGACAATCTCGAAACATTAATGATTTCAATCATTGCAGCAATGCCAAATGGTTACGAAGTCGGAAATGTAAATCAACCTCAACCTTTGGAAGTCGGTGCCGGTAAGTACCTCACGGCCGATCTCCAAGTATCCACATACTACAACCAATAGGAGAAAACATGGCCACAACAATCATCACCGGCAGAAATGTGAGCTTCAGCATCGATGGGGATACTTTTGATGCACAAGCAACATCTGCAATCCTTACTGTTGATTCAACGATCAACACATACCAGACACTCGATGGCAAGGCGTATTACACAACCGACACTCAAGGCACATTTGCTGTTGAAATGTTGGCTGACTGGGGCGTTGCTTCATCACTATGCGAAATGCTTTGGAATCAAGCTGAAAACTCACCAAATACACCTTTGGCCGTGATTCTTGAGACAGAGCCGGGCACAACTTTCAACTTTACTGTTCAGCCAATTTTTCCATCAGCTGGAGGAACAGCACCAGATGCACAGACTGTCTCAATGAGCTTTACCTGTGTGACAACACCTACATTGGCTTAACGAAAGGAAATCGGGAGCATGAAACTAGCAATCACAATTGAATTCGCTACGGGGGAGAGCGCAACTTATACCGCGCTCCCACCGGAGTGGATGAAATGGGAGCAAAAAACTGGAAACACAATTCAGCAAGTGTCTGAGAAATTGGGCATCGCTGATTTGATGTTTTTGGCGTACCACGCAATGAAGCGCGAATCAGCTGGAAAGCCTGTGAAGCCTTTTGAGATTTGGTGCGAAACTGTGGCTGACATAAACATGGGAGAAACCGAAAACCCAAAAGCTACGAGCCGGGAACAATAAACCGGATCATTTGGGAATTGGCCATCACCACGGGATTGTCACGATCAGAGTTTCAAACCGCTGAGGACATTTTAACTGTTTTTGAGATTCTAAGGACGAGAGATGGCAACTGAGACAATCACCTATGACAAGGCTGATTTGCGTGGCATCATTAAAGCTTTCAAAGCTATGGATGAGCAAGCTGTTGCTGAGGCCAAAGGCGTTTCAAATGGCTTGGCCACTTATTTGCAATCAAAGATCACATCGGTTGCTGGTGGCCGACCAAATAAGGCGGCAATCCGCATTGCTCAAGGCTCGCGTGTAAGCAAATCCTCAAAGATCGGTGAAATCAGCTTTGGCTTTGTTTCTCAAAAGTTTTCGGGTGGCGGCACAACGCAGCAGCTTTGGGGCGGTTATGAATTCGGATCAACCAAATTCAAGCAATTTCCAATTTGGTCAGGCCGTGGGCCTCGCGGTGGATCGGCTGGTTATTTTATCTATCCAACATTGCGTGCCGAACAGCCTCACATCATTGCTCAATGGGAAAATGCTTTCTCAAAGATTCTTAAGGAGTGGTGATGGCCGGACAAAGTAGAACGCTCAAGCTTTCGATTCTCGGTGACATTGACCAGCTTAAAAAAAGCCTCACCACCGGATCAAACGAAGTTCAAGGTTTTGGCAACAAACTGGGTGATTTCAGCAAAAAGGCTGGTTTGGCTTTTGCCGCAGCTGGTGCTGCCGCAGCTGCTTATGCAGGCAAATTGCTCATTGATGGTGTTAAGTCTGCAATTGAGGATGAGGCTGCTCAAGCAAAATTGGCAACAACTTTGCAAAATGTTACCGGTGCAACAAATGCTCAAATTGCAGCTGTTGAGGATTACATAACCCAAACCGCATTGGCCAATGGTGTAACCGATGATCAACTAAGGCCATCGCTGGATCGGTTGCTTAGAGCCACAAATGATGTTGCCGAGGCACAAAGACTCCAGACCTTAGCCTTAGACATTGCAGCCGGTACCGGCAAGGATTTGGGTGCTGTTTCTGAAGCATTGGGTAAAGCTTACGATGGCAACCTAGGCGCACTCAAGCGTTTGGGTGTAGGCATTGATGATTCAATTATTAAATCAAAGAATTTTGATGCTGCCGCAGCTGCACTTTCAAAGACTTTTGAAGGTCAAGCATCAAAGCAAGCTGAGACATTTCAAGGCAAAATGGCACGGCTTACTGTGGCATTTGATGAAGCCAAAGAAACTGTCGGATCGTATGTACTCGATGCGCTGACACCATTGGTCAGCAATTTTGTGGACAAAGGCATCCCAGCAATTCAAGATTTTGCCGGCAATTTGAGCAAAACATTGGGGCCAGCCTTTACTCAGATACTCAAAGTAGTTCGCGATGATGTTTTGCCAATTATCAAAGCTTGGTATGGATTTATCGCTGACACGATTGTTCCAGCTCTTTCAGCTGTTATCGGGCCGGCTTTTCAAGGTTTAGTCAGCGCATTTAACAAAATCAAAAATGCTGTTGTGGACAATAGTGATGAATTAAAGCCATTGCTAGGTTTGTTCAAGTCAATCGCCAATTTTATCAAAGAGGATTTAGCACCAATTTTAGGTGGTGCTTTCAAATTAGCATTGCAAGCAATCGGAACAATTGTTGCTGGCCTTGTTACCGGCTTTTCAAAGCTTGTTGGGTTTATTACTAACACAATCAACAAAATGAAAGAATTTGTGAATTTCATCAAGGATAACCCGGTCACGCGCTTTTTCTTTGGGGATTCAAATGATAAGTCACTCAAAGCTGGTGTGGGCTTTGATGCAGGCACACCGGTCGAATCACCGGGATTTGGCGTAGGAAATGGATTTATGCCATCGGGTGCATCACCGACATTTACAGGCGCACCTGTTGAGGCTTACTCACCAGCCATGCAAGCTGCGATTTTAAGGCGTGAGGAATTGAAGGCAGAAACCGAAAGATTGCGGCAAGCCCGAGAGGCAGCCGCAGCTGCACGATTAGCGGCCACCGGTGGGCTTTCAACAAGTGAACGCATCACCATCAATGTAAGCGGTGCAATCGATCCGGAAGGCACAGCACGGACGATTGTGGACACACTTAACAATTCTTACTACCGAGGCACGCTTGGTGCTGGAGCGTTGGTTGCTGTCTAATGACTATTTTTAATCCGGTCTGGAAAGTCATCATTGGCGGTGTTGAGTATCAAACCGCTATTTTGGCCAATCTTACGATTACCAGCGGTCGCACAAACATTTATGAGCAAGCCACAGCAGGATACACAAACCTCGAAATTATCAACCTTGATCAATCAAATGTGCCAATTCAAATCAATGATGCGCTGACAATTGAATTGCAAGATTCTACATCAACATTTGTGCCAATCTTTGGCGGCTCGGTTGTTGAGGTCGGAATTTCGGTCGCTGAGGTTGGAAGCGTTGATTATGCACAGCGCATCAACATCATTGCATTGGGTGCATTGGCCAGATTGCCAAAGGCATTGACGGATGGTGTCTTATCCAAAGACTTTGATGGTGATCAAATATATGAAATTTTGCAAGCTGTTTTGTTTGACTCATGGCAAGAGGTGCCGGCAGCTACAACATGGGCAACCTATGATCCAACTATTCAATGGCAAGATGCTGAAAATTCAGGATTGGGCGAAATTGATCGACCAGGCAATTATGAGCTGGCAGCAAGATCATCCAACCGCACGGATGTTTATTCATTGGTCTCAGCTTTAGCCACATCTGGATTGGGTTACATTTTCGAGGATGCTCAAGGCCGGATCGGTTATGCAGATAGCACACACCGCACAAATTATTTGGCGGCCAATGGTTATGTTGATTTAACGGCCAATCATGCTATTGCATCCGGTTTAAGTATTCAGCAACGGGCAGGTGATGTGCGAAATGCAATCACCATCAAATACAATGCCACATCATCGGCCGAGGAATCTGCCAGCGATGCAGACTCGATTGCTCTGTATGGCCAATTGGCTCAAATCATCAGCACAACATTGCACAATTCAACTGATGCCGAGGATCAGGCCAATTTCTATTTGGGCCTCAGAGCTTATCCGCGCTTTAATTTCAACAACATCACATTTGAGCTGACAAACCCAGAAATTGATGATGCCGACCGGGATGCCTTGATCAATGTTTTCATGGGTATGCCCGTGAATATTGCCAATCTGCCGCTTAATATGAATTCTGGCGATTTTTTGGGTTTCGTTGAAGGCTGGACATTTTCTGCCCGATACAATCAGGTCAGCATTTCAATGATCGTCTCACCAATTGCATTTTCATTGCAAGCCATGCGATGGAACGATGTGCCGATTGTTGAAGCATGGAACACAGTCAATCCAACTTGGATTGGATTAATGCCACGATTGTGGCGTAAGGAGAAAACAAGTGGCAAACCCGACAACAAATTATTCTTTCCAAATGCCCACAGCGACAGATTTGGTTACAGATTTGCCAGCTGATTTCGAGG